TGTATCTGTTGACCAAGTTCGTGACTATTCAGTTGCGAAAGACGGTGTTCGTGTTGGTACACAAGTGTTTGGCATTAACGTTGCCGCAACACATATCGGCAACGAATACAACCGTGTGTCAGTTGGTAAAGATTTTGAATTGACCAGAGTTGGTCCTGTTGCTTTGTCAGCAGGCGGTGCAGCTGTCTATCAAAAGACAGAAGTTGCAGGTGTTGATAATGGTTATGGTTTGACTGTTGGTGCGAAAGCAACTTATGCAATTACAAAATCTGTTGACGCCGTTATCGGTACAGAGCGTTTCTATGGCCAAAATCGCATCAGCGGTTTCAATGGCAACACTGGTATGATCGGTGTTAACGTTAAGTTCTGATAGTTTTCTAAGTTTCTAAAAACTTATCAAAAACGGACTTCGGTCCGTTTTATCATTTTTAAGGAGAAGTAATGAAGAAGTTCATTCTAATTACATTATTCGCCCTGATGCCGGTTATGTCGCATAACGAACAATTATCTGAGGTTCAGAAGGTATCAGCAGAGATAGCACGCCAAATTCAATGCATGGCACAAAATTTATACTACGAAGCCGCAAGAGAACCATATGAAGGTAAGCTGGCCGTAGCACAAGTGACAATGAATCGGACAAGAGACCCCGAATTTCCAAAAACTGTGTGTGATGTGGTCTATCAGAAGACCAATACCACTTATCAATTCAGTTGGGTCGGAGAAAAACACACTCAAGCAATCAATAAATATGAATGGGAAGAATCCATGATGGTTGCTAAGAGAGCCTTGACGGAACAATACGTACACGATAAACTCTATCATGTACGAGCAATGTACTATCACGCCGACTATGTGCATCCAGGTTGGAGAAAACAGCAAGTTGCACAAATTGGAAGGCACATATTTTACAAATGACCGAATACACAATATCCGAAAAATGTGGCATGATATTTTTAACTCGTGAAGAAAGAATACCATCAGGTGACTTGACACTCAACCTTTCTAAGAGTATAATCTTAGAAAAGGATGAATTATCTACATTATTGAAAGTGATAAGCGATTATGCCAACAAAACAGGAAGTGAAAGAGTTTAGTGACCTTATAGAGAAACTAAACGGAGAGCTTAGGACCGGTTATATGGATGCAATTACGCACCATTGTGAAGAAACTGGTCTTGAGATTGAAGTTGCAGCCACTCTAATCACACCGTCACTCAAATCTAAGATTAGAGAAGAAGCACAAGAAATCAATTTGCTGAAGAAAACATCCAAATTGCCGCTATGACAGACACTACAGGTTTTGATGCATACTCCTTGTACAATGCACTGAAACTACATTTTACCGGCTCTTACGACTTCATCAAGTACAACGGTAAAACCAGTGTATCTCGTACAAATTTCTCTACACGCCGAGACAAATACCACTTCTACAAGTTGTCTCGCAAATATGACATTGACGAATTAAAAAATTTCTATATTGCCAACTTTATTGTTGATGATGGTTCGTGGGCGGGTGATTTACTCACACCACAGGCTGAAGAACGATACAAAAACTGGCAAAAAAGAAACCAGAGCTTGACATACCAGTTCGAACAGGATATAATCTATCTATTCAACAAGTATGATCTGAATGACATTCTTTCTGTGGTAGATGACCATTACCCAAGGTTACTACACGAATTGATGCAATCAGAGATTATGATTGAAACTGTTATTGTAATGGATGACTTGATGAATTTCTTACCAATGTGGCAACGTAAAATCAAAGATGATATTATTTGGCCACGATGGGAAATGAAAATCGCCAAGTATAGACCGTTTGTACATTACGACAAACAAAAACTGAAAAGTATTCTAAAGGAAATGGTAAAAGAACATGCAGAAGCCTAAAATCAAATGTATCTACTTGGATATGGATGGCGTTATTGCTGATTTTGAAAAACGTTACATGGAACTGTATAACATTCATCCACGTGAAGCGGAGAAGAAATCTCAGTTCAATCATTTCTTTGATAATTTTATTAATACTAATCAGTTTGCAACACTCGACAAGATGCGTGGTGCTGATGAAGGTCTTGATTACTTACGCAAGGCTTCAGCACCAACACAGATTCTCTCCTCAACTGCCAATGAGGAAAGATACGATGCCATTTCCAAACAGAAAATGATTTGGTTACAGACCCATGGCATCACCTTTAATCCCATTTTTGTTCCTGGTAAAAAACACAAATGGAAGTATGCGACTCCCGATTCAATCATTATCGATGATACCAAAAGTGTTATTGACGATTGGCGTGAGGCAGGTGGTATTGGCATTTGGCACAAAGACTGGCCAACCACTTTGGCAATCTTGCATATGTATGTGTAAGAAACGCCTAAATACTATTATATAATGAAAACTGTGACATACAAAACATATACCGTAACACTCCGTTTATAAAGGAAAAATCATGAGTTCATTTGCAAATCTCAAAAAACAAGCCGGTCATTTAGACAAAATGAAAAAGGCTGTTGAAAGTATGAGCCAAAACGCTGGCTCTGACAAGCCTGATAACTTTTGGAAACCAGAAGTTGACAAAGCAGGCAACGGCATGGCAACCATCCGTTTTCTACCATCCTCTCCAGGTGACGGTGAAGATTCTCTACCATGGGTAAAGATTTTCTCTCACGGCTTTCAAGGTCCTGGTGGTTGGTTAATCGATAACTGTCTCACCACTAAGAACGAACAATGTCCTGTTTGTGAACACAACAGCCGCTTGTGGAATTCTGGTGACAAAGAAGATAAAGCACTCGTAAGCAAACAAAAACGTAAACTCAACTACGTTTCTAACGTCTACATCGTTAGCGATCCAAAACATCCAGAAAATGAAGGCAAAGTATTCTTGTTCCGTTATGGCAAGAAAATCTTTGACAAATTGACTGAAGCGATGAATCCCGCTTTTGAAGATGAAACACCAATCAATCCATTTGATTTGTGGAAAGGTGCTAACTTCAAGTTGAAGATTCGTAAAGTTGATGGCTATCAAAACTATGATAAGTCCGAATTCGAATCACCATCTGCTTTGTTGGATGATGACAGTGAATTGGAAAAGATTTGGAAGTCTGAATACACCTTGAAAGACTTGTTGCAAGACAAAGAGTTCAAGACATACGACCAATTGAAAGATCGCTTGGAAAAAGTTCTTGGTGAATCTACAGCACCTGCTCGTGCAACTGTTGCAGAAGAACCAAAAGCAGAAGTTAAGGTTGCAAAACCAAAAGCAGAAGCTAAAGAACCAGCTCCATGGGATGATGATGATTCAGCTTATTTCGATAAGTTGGCTCAGATGGATGACTAAAACCTAAAACGCTCCTTTCTCTCGCCAATATGGTTTTGCCCCGCCTAGTGCGGGGTTTTTCATTTATACAGCTACGCTTACTCTATTCAATGCAAGCATAACAGTATCATTTTGCATACGAGCAGGTATTGGTCTTGTATCATTAATTGATTGTTTACCGCCAATCACCTTGTTATCATTTTGGTTGATTATGGTTGTTCCCTGTTCTTCTGTGTCATCTTCTTCCATTTTTTCTAGATTGATATGGAAATTCTTAATAGATTTTTCAACATCTGTAACAGCACTAGATATTTCATTTTTCAAAGTATTTACCGTAGAATCTTTTGAAGCACCTTCTTTTGCTTTATCTAATTCTTTACCTATGAATGTTTTTATGTTGGCGCTTATTTCTTTTTCTTCTTTGGCGGCTTCACGACCAGCCAAGGTTGAAAGTGCCAATAAATTATATTGCAATACATTCAGTTCTTCACCATTAGAATCGGTTATTCTAGGTATTTTTAAACCATTTCCAGCTTTGAAACCTGGTGCATAATCATATGGTTTATCTGAAACATGATATCCTTTTGACTCCAATATTGGTCTGATATATTCGTCAAAATATATGTTTTGTTTTCCTTGAATATCACCCATTTTTTCGAGATATTCATTTTGAATTTTTTGCATGTTTTCACGGTACTCATCGTTTTCACCAACAAGTCTTCTTTTTGGTAAATATTCTTTTTCATAATCAGATATCTTTTTATCTCTTTCTTTAGCTGCAGCAATTGCTTGGTCTCTTGGACCGCCAGGTCGATCTGAAGTAAATGCAGCTGATTGTAATTCGTCAGTGCCTTCTTCGATTGCTTTGTAACTGACTACTCCGCCTACTACTGCCGCACCTATGCCCAAACCGGCAAGAACTCTAGCTCCTAACAATCTAGAAGCTCCTTGTAATCCTTTTTTTAGAACATCATATGTCAATTCACCAATAAATCCAACAACTTTTAAAATAGCATCAGCTACTTTAGACAAAATAGTTTTTGCCGTTCCTTTTAGTAGAAAAGA